TGAAATGTCAAAGACAACAATCAAAGCTGCACAGAAACAAGTAGACCCACCTTTATTAGTTCCTGATGATGGTTTCTTATTACCAGTTAGAACTGTACCGGGAGGACTAAACTTTTATAGATCAGGTACAAGAGATAGAATTGAACCATTAAACATTGGTGCAAACAATCCATTAGGTTTAAATATGGAAGAGCAAAGAAGAAATGCAATCAGAGAAGTATTCTATGTAAATCAATTAATGTTGCAACAAGGACCACAAATGACAGCAACAGAAGTTATACAAAGAAACGAAGAGAAGATGAGATTGTTAGGACCAGTATTAGGTAGACTACAATCAGAATTATTAAAACCAATGATTGATAGATGCTTTGCAATACTTCTTAGAAACAATCAGTTTGCTCAAGCACCTGAATTTTTATCTGGTCAAGATATAGAAATAGAATATGTATCTCCATTAGCTAAAGCACAAAAAGGTACAGAACTTACTTCAATCACTAGAGCAATAGAAATATTAGGATCACTTGCTAATGTTGCTCCAGTATTTGATTACATTAACTTTGATGCGTTGGTCAAGCATGTAGCTGATCTTGTGGGTGTTCCACAAAAAGTTTTAAAACTACAATCACAAGTTAATGCTGAAAGAGAACAGCAAGCTCAACTTGCAGAACAACAAGCACAAATGCAACAGATGCAACAAGCAGCAGAAGCGGGAGGAAAGATAGCTCCATTAGCGAAGGCTTTACCTGAAGAGGCAAAAGCTCTAGTTAATGCAGAATAGTATGGATCAAAAAGAACTAGAGAAAAAATTAAAACAACTACAAACAGATTATAAAACAGTATTCAATACAGACGAAGGCGTAAGAGTCATCGCTGATCTTGAAAAGAGATGTCATTTTCTTACTACTACTAATATAAAAGGTGATAGTCATGAAAGTGCATATATGGAAGGACAACGCAGCGTTCTTCTATTTATAAAACAAATGCTGCTCACAAAGGATAAATAAAATGTCAAGCGAACAGATAACACAAGAAACTGTGCCTGTAGAAAAGACATCTACAGAAGCACAACCACAAGCAACACAAGCAACTGTTGCTAATGCAGACACACCTGCACCACAACCAACTCAATCAACTACTTCATCGACAACTCAATCAACTTGGAAAGATTCTATTAGTGAAGTTTATAGAAACGATCCAAACATTCAAAAGTTTACTGAGGCAGATGCTTTAGCAAAATCTTATATCAATGCTGTAAGAATGATTGGACAAGATAAAATGATTGTGCCTAATAAAAATTTTACTGAAGATCAATGGGAAGAAGCCTATATAAAAATGGGTAGACCAGAATCTGCAGATAAATATTCATTAGATATAAAATCAGATGTAGTTCCTTTAGATGAACAAGCAATCAAAAGTTTTCAAGAACAATCTTTTAAACTAGGTTTGAATAATGAACAGGCTAAAGGTGTTTTAGATTTCTATAAAAATAATATGGAAGCTCAAACTCAACAAGCAAAAGTTGATGCAGAAACTTCACAAGCTCAAGCTCAAAACTTACTTAGACAAGAATGGGGTAGAGACTATGATGCTAATATTGCAAAAGCTAAATCTTTAGCTACTGCAAATCTAGCACCAGAAGTTTTTGAGATGCAACTAGCAGATGGATCAAGACTTGGAGATAATGTTGATGTTATCAAAGGCTTTGCAAAGATTGCAAGCATGATGTCAGAAGATAAAATATTATCTACAGAATCTGAAAATATGGATAAAAGTGAAGATATACAAACTGAAATAGATCAGATTATGAATGATAGAAATGGTCCATATTGGAATAAATCACATCCAAATCACGATAAAGTAGTACAACAAGTATACACTTTAAGAGAGATGTTAGATGGCAGCAAATGACCATTTGAATGATGAAGAGCTTAGACTTGAGATTTTAAGGATTATAAAAGAAACTGGAACTGAATTTCAGAAACAAGACCCCTTGCCAATCTGTGAAATTTATTATAAATGGATTAAAGGTAAGACAATTCGTAAGAACCTTACTGGCAAGAAGGAATAGACTTCTAGTCTAAAAGACTTAAAATCCAAGAGATGCCTGCGTAGGCGGATAACTTCTCTGATTGTTTAACATAAATGATAACAATGGGAGACTAATATGTCATCACAAATAACTACAGCATTTGTACAGCAGTATTCTGCTAACATTCAAATGTTGTCTCAACAAATGGGATCGTTATTAAGAGACAAAGTTCGTCTTGAATCTGTTGTTGGAAAAAATGCTTTCTTCGATCAAGTAGGAAGCGTAACTGCTGTATTAAAAAATAGCAGACATTCTGACACTCCACAGATCGACACTCCGCATGCTAGAAGAAGAGTATCTCTTGCGGACTACGAATTTGCGGATTTAATAGATCAACAAGATAAAGTGAGACTCTTGATAGACCCGACTTCATCTTATGCTCAAGCTGCTGCTATGGCAATGGGTAGAGCTATGGATGATGTAGTAATAACTGCGGCTTTGGGAACTGCTCATACTGGCGAAACTGGTAGTACATCTACTGTTTTACCAGCAGGACAGAAAATAGTAGAATCAGGTACAGCAGGTTTAACTATTGCTAAATTAAGAACTACAAAAGAAAAGTTCGACTTAGCAAGTGTAGACCCTTCTATACCGAGATTCATTATTGTTTCTCCAAGACAAATCAACGATCTATTAGGAACTACTGAAGTAACAAGTTCTGATTTCAACACAGTTAAAGCATTAGCTAATGGTGAAATCAACTCGTTCTTAGGTTTTAACTTTATAGTATCAAACAGACTATCTATTGCATCTTCTAAAAGGAAGTGTATCGCATTTGCACAAGATGGTATTACATTAGCTGTTGGTAAAGATGTTAATGCTCGAATTGACGAAAGAGCTGACAAATCTTATGCAACACAGGTGTACTACTGTATGTCAATCGGTGCTACTAGAATGGAAGAAGAAAAAGTAGTAGAAGTTCAAGCACACGAAGCGTAATAGAGGAGGATAAAATATTATGGCAAATTCAATTCAACAAGCGAAAATTGCTGCTACTCCTTCTGAAAAAGTAAAAACTAACGAACTTGCAGGTAGAGTTCGTGTAGCTTTTGCAGAATACGAAGCGAGTGCAGAACAATCTACTATTCACATGTTTAGTTTACCAAATGGAGCTAGAATCCTTAGTGGTAGACTTGCACATGATGCACTAGGTTCATCAACTACATTAGCAGTTGGTCATAACGAATACATTGATTCTTCAGGATCAACTGTAGCGGCTGACGCTGATGAGTTCAAAGCGGCTGCATCTTCTGCATCAGCAGGAGCTGCAAATGTTGCTAGCACTATTGCATTAGGTGAAAACTCAGTTGTGAACGCTGATAAGGATGGTATCCCAGTTTCTGTAACTTTAGCAGGAGCTAATGGTACTGGTACTATTCAGTTGCACATGACTTATGTTGTAGACTAATAAAAAGAATTTTAGGGGAGGAAAGCGAGAGTGGAACTCCCCTAGGATGCAATGAAACAAATTAAAGATTTAAAAACTGTATTACATTTTAAGAAAGGTAACTATGTATACAGATACATACTGGTAGATAGGTTTCAGTATGGTCCTAAGTATCATTATGGATTTGATATGAAGGAAGAAAGATTAGAAGAAGAAATCCATGCCTTAGAAAAAGATAGACACATAAGGCGTAAGTATATTATAAGGAAGTAGTATGGCATCAATAGTGGACATTTGTAATGGAGCATTAAATCAGTTAGGTGCTACAACTATTGTATCGCTAACAGAAGATTCAAAAAATGGCAGAT